CGTGGTAAGAACTGGAAGAAAGGCGCAACGCCGTCGGTTACTTCTGACTTTGCCGCAGAACTCAAAGCAAAGGGATACCTCGACGCCCCAAAGAAAAAAACGGACTCAGATAATAACGAATTAATAGAAGAATAAAATGGCCATTTTTAACGGTACAGAATTGGGTGTATATATCGGCGGCACGCTGATCGCAGCGGCAACAGATTGCTCGCTTTCCCTAAACATGGAAACGATTGACATCACCACAAAGGACAGCGCGGGATTCCGTGAGTTGCTCGGCGGTGTAAAATCAGGATCAATGAGCGTGAGCGGTTTGATTGATTACAACGACGCTTCGAATGATGACGTTTCTGACTTGTTTACAGCCTTGGACAATCGCACAGCTTTGACTTTAAAGTTTGCGAAAGCTACTCCAGTCGCTGGGGAAGATTTCAATTATAGCGCCAACGGTTTTATCACTAGCCTTGAGCAGTCAGGTGGCACAGAAGATACAGCAACCTATTCAGCTACTTTCGAATTGACTGGCGCAATTACACAGACAGCTGAATGATTGAAGTAAATGGCACGGAGTACCCAGTGCGGTACAGCATGAAGGCGCTGAAGAAGTTTGAACGTAAGACAAAGGTCAACGTGTTCAGCCTATCCGATCCGTCGAAGCTAAGTGCAGACGCCTGCGCTTACCTTTGCTTCGTTGGCGTTGAATGTGGATGCAGCTTTGAAGGTCAGGACTTCGATATGGATTTGATGACGTTCGAAGATCACATAACGCTGGAACACGTCACCCAATGCTTTGACGCACTCGGCGAATATAGCAGCGAAAAAAAAGCATAGACGGCACAGACAAGCCGATAGGCTGGCCGGATATTATACGGATGGGGATGGGCATTTTACGCCTGTCCCCTTCTGCGTTTTGGTCAATGACATTTGGCGAGGTCAGCCTTGCACTAGACGCGAACCGAGAGAGCGAAGAGATACGTGAGCGGATGGAGTGGGAGCGCACGCGGTGGCTCGGTTCTATGATCATGCAGCCCCACCTAAAAAAAGGGCGTAAATTGCAGCCTAAGGACCTGATGCAATTCCCATGGGAGAAACCAAAGGCCAAGGCCGGTAAGCTTAACAAGGAAGAACTCAGGCAACGAATTTTAGAAAGAGATCAATGGCAAAGCTGAACGATTTAATCGTAACCATAGGAGCGCAAACAAAGCAATTTGATAAGGCGCTAGGCTCATCTATGAAAAAGATGCAGCGCTTTGGTATGAACACCAAGAAGCTCGGCAAGTCCATGACCATGGGGCTAACAGCACCGATTGCGGCGCTAGGCTTTACAGCGGTGAAAGCATTCGACCAGCAGGCTAAAGCCATTGCACAGGTTGAGGCGGGTTTGAAGTCCACCGGTTCAACCGTTGGATATACTTCGAAGCAGTTGCAGCAGATGGCCAGCGACCTGCAAACCAAAACCATATTCGGGGATGAAGAAATATTAAAGGATGCAACTTCGCAGCTGCTGACGTTTACCAACATTGCCGGCGATCAGTTTGCACGCACGCAGTCGGTTGCTTTGGATCTTGCCACGCGATTAGATGGCGATCTAAAAAGCGCATCCATTCAATTGGGTAAAGCGCTCAACGATCCGATTGCAAACCTGAGCGCGTTAAGCCGTTCGGGTATCCAGTTCAGCGAAGACCAAAAGCAGGTTATTAAAAGCCTAACCGAAAGCGGGCGACTAGCTGAGGCGCAAACCGTTATACTTGACGAGCTGGAGAAGCAATACGGCGGTTCAGCAGAGGCCGCAGCGAAGGCGGGCACGGGTGGACTCAAGCAGTTGGCTAATTCCTTTGGTGACTTGCAGGAAGAATTCGGTAAGATTATAATGGAGTTTCTGCCGCCGGTCATTGACGGCCTGAAGAATATGCTTGCCACCTTCCAAAACCTCAGCCCAGAAGTTAAGAGGTTCATGGTAATTGGTGCAGGTATAGCGGCGGCACTTGGCCCGTTGCTGGTTATACTGCCGTCATTAATATCCGGCTTCATGGCTTTGCTCTCTCCAGTTGGTTTAGTCATTGCTGCCGTGGTGGGTTTAGGTATCGCCATTGTCACCTTTGCCGATGAGATAGCGCCATACATTACCGACGTAATCAATTACTTTATAACGCTCTACAATGAGTCCAGCCTTTTGCGTGGCATCATTGGCGGGATAAAGGGCACGGTGCAAGTTGTATTTGATTTCTTCCTGTTCGCGGTTGATAGTGTTATAGGTGCGTTTACAGACCTTGGCGCAATCATAGGCGCAGTAATGCGCGGCGACTTTAGCGCAATACCTGAATTGATTGGCAACGCATTCAGCAACGCGGCGGATCGCATGGCCGAGTTTGGCACGAAGGCGGCCGAAGACTTTGCGGATGCAGTGAACACAGAGCTTGAGCGCGAGCCGCTGGAGTTGGTTACAAAGGAAAGCGTAGCCAACGCGTTAAGTACATTGGGCGGCTTGACTAATTTAATACCGTCAGCCATTAGCGGCGGCGTCAGCGGTGCAGGCGGTGCAGTCACACCCACACCAACCGAAACCGTAACCGTGCAGGCTGATCTCGAATTCGAGGATATTGAATTTATTGACGATGCAGATTTAGATGAAGAGGATATTGATAAGGTAATCGAGCGCACGAACCTTGTAAAGAATCAAATTAACAGCATTGCTCAAAGCATGGCCAACTTTATCGACAGCACATTTAAAAGCATCATAGCAGGAACGGCAACATTTGAGGAAGTCATGCGCGATATGATTAAGCAGATGTTGATCCAACTGGCTTCGCTCATTGCTCAATTCGCCATTTTATCCGTGCTTATGCCGTCGTCATTAGTTGGCAAGGGCGGTAATGTAATGTCGCTCGGTAAGTTTATAGGCGGCGGCTTTGGCATTCCACAGATGGCCAGCGGTGGCATTGTCAGCGGGCCGGTCATTGCGCAGGTAGGTGAGTACGCAGGCGCACAGCATAACCCTGAAGTAATCGCACCACTCGACAAATTGCAGGCTATGATGGGCGGGCAAAGCGTACAGGTGACCGGCAAGATCTCAGGCCGCGATATACTTTTAACCAGTGAACGAAATGCAATCGACCGAAACCGAGTAAGGGGATTCTGATGGCTGATCCAATACGACTATACGCAGAGTTTACCGATGACCTTGGCACGGACTACCGGGTGAATATCCATGATGCAGATTTCACCGGCACGGCGGGCACGTTCAAGCTCGGTGCGGATGGCTTTGTCTTGACATACACCGGCAACAATGAAGACCGTTTGCAGGGCGTTATCGGTAGTGAGTTGACATTTACGCTGACGGAAGAAACCAGCATTCACACAACGTTTATGGACCTGCTTACCACGACACCCGAACAACGGTTCTCGGTAAGCGTGTACAAAGATCCGGACGGGGTAAATAGTCCGTACTGGTTTGGGGTGTTGTATCCGGAGCAGGTCACACGGCCATACGATTACCAGCCGATCCAGAACACACTAACAGCCGCCGACGACCTTGGAAATTTGCAATACATTAAGCACGATTCGACAGGCGGTGGAGATGTGCCGACGCTGCTGCTGCAATGTTTGAACCGCACACGGGCGACCCATCTTTGGGGTACTGACGACTTTCTTTATTACGTCAATGACTTTAAGGCGGTAGATTACACGGGAAGCAACCAGCTGATTGATACGGGCATTTCAAATTTATCGCTAGGCAACCCGGACAGCAACGGAGTTAATCAATACTATTCAACCTTTGAGATACTCGAAAGCCTGACGAAGGTATTTAACGCGCGGTTGTTTCAGAGCGACGGCGTTTGGTGGTTCTTACCATTAGGGGCACAGCAGGCGAGTACTACGCTAACGGTAGAAGGCAAACAGAAAGACGGCACCGATATAACACAGGACACATATAACGCAGCGCGTGCATTTGATTCGACACTGGAACGGCTACGCGGATACCAGTATAGCGGCCTTGCACCATTAAAGGAAGTGCGGCGCACGCGCAAATACAATGGCAACTATCCGCTCATCTACGATTACCTTTACACAGAAACGGAATTCGGCAACACGTTAGAGGATACCGATATAGATTACTTGCAGGACACCGAGTTTTTAATCACTGGCACATTTAATTATTCCTATTCTGGCGACGGCGTAGCTACCGGCGACGACCTTGTGGCGCGTGTGATGCTTCGCTTCCTTGTTAAGGTTGGCACGCAGTACCTGCAACGGGATGCACAGTTTACAGAAACAACGTTAGACTTTCAGCTCGGCGCGTTGGATGATGGCGTACTTGAATACACTTCACACGTTTACAGCAATCCACAATGGACGGCAACGCCCGAATATTATGAAGTCGTAAGCTACGTATTCAACAGGAACGAAGGCGGTGAAATTACAATGCCCATTGTGATTAATACGCCAGCGCTACCTAGTGATCAGACCGGGATGGATTTAAGTGTGACGATTGTAGGAATCGATGATGATGGTGCATTTGATAGTAACCTAGTAAGCACTTCGGCGGCAGATTTTCAAATCGTGGTATTGCGTGCTGACCTCCTGGGCAATAATGCGCTAGGCGATGAGGTTGTTTTCACAGCTACCAACAGCGACACGGCACGCGCCGAAATTGACCAAGGCCTTTGCTTGTTTGGTGACGGAGAAACGCAGAACGCTGATGGTGTTATTCGTGTCATCGTGGGCTTCAATGCCGTGCCGGTAACCCAATGGCAAAGTTTAAACTACACGGGCACAGGCGTAGGCATTAACCGGCTAGGCGTGCAGGAAATATTAGCAGGCCAGCGGATCAGCACACCGATACAACGCGGCTCAGTATACGGAAGTGATTTAAAGATGTGGCAAGTGCTGGACGACACAGCTGGCGACTTTGCATTATTTCAATTTACATTCACAGCGCGATCCGTTGAAACTGAACTAGAGGCGTTTCTTGTTTCGCGAGATGCTTCGACCGTTACAACGGCCATAGGCGACGCCATCGACGTAGTTGACCCAATAACCCACAATCCCGGCTTAGGCGTGACAGGTGCAACGGAGGCGCTTAACAGGACGCTTTTAATAGGTGAGGATAGTTACGGTTCTCGCGTGCAGTATAGAACCGCCACCGTGACGAATCGAACAGGCACAACGTACAACGTGCGGCCGATTGATTACATGATCATGAACACATGGACAGGCGGCAACGGTGCAAGCATTATTTATTTGCCGCTGGTTGCAGATAACGAAGGGCGCAGCATCCAGTTTCATAGCGATGGCACAATCGCCGCGAATCAGTATGTAAGCCTGCGACCAAATACAGGAGATTCAGGCGTAACTATAGACGGCGCAACTAGCTACGATTTCAACCGGGCTTATGATGGCATCACTATCTTGTGCCACAATTCGAATTGGTATATCATACAGAAAAAAGAAAAGTGATGGAATGGGAATTTGTGGCAATGGTTGCGCCAGTCGTGGCGGGTTTGGTTGGTGTATGGGTGAATCTCAACAGCACGGTGGCGAGGCTTAAAAGCCGGGTGATACAGCTTGAAATTGACAGCAACGAGATAAAGAGCGACATGAAGGAACTATTGGCATCCGTCCACAAAATCGAGTTAATGCTTGCAAAGCTCCAAAAATGATTTGGATTATATTAGCGACGGTATTGGTAAACGCAACGTACAAGGCGCGCGAGTATGGCCGTGCTGATGTTGCTGATATAATTATTTTCGTCGCAGCCTGTTCGATAATATGGAACTGAGATATTTCAGATACGAGGAATTTGATTGCAAGTGCAAGAAATGCCGCACCAATTCGGAGGGCCTCGGCATTGACGTAATGGACGAGGATTTTTTGAGAATGCTAGACGATGCCCGCCACAAAGCGGGCGTTGCTTTTCATATTAGCAGCGGCGTGCGATGCACGGCACACAACCGGGCAAGCGGAGGAAAAAAGGACAGCGCCCACCTTGACGGCTTGGCGGCTGACATAGTTTGCACAGACAGCAGAACACGCGGGTATATACTGGGCGCGTTATACGAGGCGGGATTTAATCGCATTGGCATTCATAAGGAATTTTTACACGTTGATGACCATCCGGCAAAATCTGCCGACTTAGTGTGGCTCTATGATTAACACAATACGCCCACGGGTAACAGCCCAACAAAAGAAAGCGCTGGACTTCCTACG